TTCGGGCCGTGTCACTAAAAGGATATATCATCAAGAGTGTGTAAATATCTGCCCGCCGTTTCATGAAGAAACGGCGGGCAGGTAACTTGCAGTCGCAAGTTACAAGGACCGAAACCCCCTAAAGGGGGCCCCTCGGTCCTACGCCTCTGGCTTGGGATACATCACGGATGTAGCGGCTCCGCCGCTGGTAGAAGGAGGGAATCGGCCGCTAGGTCTTCGCTACGCTGCTACCTGGCGGCCTAGAGCCATGAACTAGGGGCGGGATTGTGCTGAGAAAGGAAAAGGCTTAGTGGACAGCGCGCTTGCAGAACTTACGTGCTATCTGTCCTTTGTTGCCATTCCTTGGGCACATTATGCCCGCGTAGATCCCGCAGAATACTGCGGGGAGTTTTGGCTATGTAGGGGCGACCGGAGGCCCCTCTTGCCAATTCCGTTTCACCAAAAGTGGTGAATAGTGGCGTACAGAGCCGCCACTTCCGGAGTTGCCAGTGGGCTGGATCCCAGCCCCGCTTTTTCTTCGGCCAGTCAGACCGCCAGTCGCCGCCCCACTCAATGTCTAAAGACATCTGATGGGCCACCTCCTTGCCGATCTTGCCGATATAATACCATTCCATATCGTCGAGATTCCAATGGAACCGAGAATGGACGATATCCAGAGCAGCGCCCCGACAATGGGGCGCGTCTGGATATCGTAGACGGCTATGGCCGAGGCGAAACGCCTCATTTTGCGTGATTTTATCACGATAGGCGCAATGCACATAGAGAGGGATACCCGCATAGCGGCACCGCTCAATGGTTCTTGCGCCCCATAGCTGGATGGAGTTATCCACGCCGTTATAGTCGGCCCTTGAATGTAAATTCAGGCCCTTTTCGGACGTGAGCAAGGACGGAGCCTTGAGACGCTCCGGCACGTCAAAAGACGAGCCGGAAGGCGTCTGGAGATAGGGCGCGTCGAAATTCGTTCTTTGCGCGTTTACCGCCGCCAGAAATTCTGGCAGCGGTGTTGGCTTATAGCCGCGGTCGATGAGACGTTGCCTCATGCCCGCGAAATATTGGGCAGGCCAAGTGGCCCGCCCCTTGTCAGGCCCCTTCGGTGACAATAGGAGCCTCCTTTATTTCGGCCACTTCGGGCGCCTCAATCACGACAGGCTCAGGCAAGGTGCGCCCCTTGTTATCAAGTTGGCGCATCATTGCTGCTTGCTTAAGAGCGAATTGACGCATAGCGCGTTTTACCTCAAGCAGATTGCCGCTTTCCATCGGCCTACGGTCCATATTGGTGAAAATGGGACCGTCAGGGACATGAAACACATGTTCACGACGGAATAAGAAACAGCGTGTTTCGGCAGGTGCGGTTACCGTGAAGGTTTGCGCCGCCTCGCACTTGACTTCGTGCGAAGTACCGACCGAGGCGAGTGCTTCATAGCCTTGGCCCTCGATAAAGACTGCGCTTTCTTTGTCAGACATGACGCGCAGGGCGCCGCCCTCGACTTGGTACGGAACATTGGGCTTCACCTCATGCCAATTGAAAAGGTCGAATTTCATTCTATAATTCCTTCGGATTGAACTGCTGAATAATCGTCATTGCTCTCGGCGAGAACATCACCGAATTGAGTGAGGCCAGAGATTGACACATCGTGCCTTGTCACAATTTCAAAGGCCGAGGCCAACGAGTCCGCAAATACATTATGCGGAAACGGCTTTGGGGCCAAGAAATGTTCGTTGGTAAAAGAAGGGTCAACGATGGACGCAAGCCAAATGGCCTCCCGTTGCTCGACAAAAGGATTAGCGGGATCGTCTTGAAAGAACGACCCCCCCAACCGGGTCTTAGAGCGTTGCCAGACATGGTTCATCGGTTCAAAACCATATGCACCACTTGGATCAGTATGAGCAGCGTCAATGCGCCGTTTCTGGACGATATCCACAGGCTCAACGCGCTGCACATCGCGCAGAGCGTTGGGGAATTGATCAGTGGCCTCAAGAAGCAGCCACTCATCAGTTTGCCGTTCATCAAGACGTTCGGGCAGCACCTCACAGGTGACAATAATAACGCCGCCAGTATCCTGAGAAGGGACGTTAAGCGACAGAGTGGCAGAAGCCACACCCTCGCTTGTCGATTTATCAAGATTGGCACCATCGCTTGCGTGACGCTCGACCATGCCGAACGGCACACGCTTGCTGTCCAACAGCCATGGACGCCGGAACATTTCCTCCGGAACCCGCATCCCTTGCATCAACTCCGCAATAATTGCGTCGTCATTCATATGCGCGGAATGTTTGTTCCCATCATATGCCGTGCGCAACTTGGCAAACGCCTGCGTAGTGCGCGCTATGTCCATATCAGCCAAAGTCACGTTGACCTTTTGGCCCGCCATTTCGGCAAAGATAGAAGAAATGCCTTGGTCCGACAAAGCAAAACTAGCACCACGGTTCGCTGAATCCTTGACTGTAAAGGCAGTGGCGCTTTGGTTGACTTCGGCCTGCCCATCGCCGTACCCAGTACCTGCACCGATCTTAGAAATACCAGACACAGGCATCTGGCCAGCGAGCACATCCAGATCGAATGACCCGACGATCAAAGCCCGTTCGTAGTCAGAAACGACTTGCGAGAACCGCGAAGAAGGCCAGAAGGCAGGGGGCAAATCAAGCGCAGCTGCAAGATTTTCTTGGGCCAGCGGTTGCAGAGCCAACTTGCTGGAATGAGACGCCAGACGGAAATTATAGACGAGCCAAAACGCATCGAGAAGGTCAGTATTCAT